GTGCATAAATGTAATCGAAGCAGTCGCATGCTATCCCGAGAATTGATGCAACAGTTAGTGTTGCAAAAAGAGAATGATAGTAGAATAGGCCTAAGCCTATCCTTCTATCATAAGATTCCTGTTACCTGAATTAATGAAGTTTGTAACAGCTCTATATCCGTTATAGACTCTTCCAATTGTATTACGAACTGAATGGAAAAAATCTATAACGTTATGTATAGAGTTAGATGGGTTATAACCGCTACCTGATATGCTTTCTATTACAGTTGTAGGATTTCCCACTGGCCCTAGGCGGTGTGGCACCAAATCAGTATTCGTTGCTCCTGAATATTCATAATTGAAAGTATATTGCAACGAATAAGATTGGTTCACAGCACCTGAAATCATAATACCAAAGCAAGCTTCATTTAATAAAGATGCAGCTATGCCTGCGTTTGGTATCATGTTTAACATTGATAGATCCAAAGGATAATATCTTATAGTAGCTACTGAACCTTTTGAATATATCATTTGGTGAGGTGAATCTCTATAAGCGTCATAATTGCGCGATGCACCTAATAAAGTGTTATAGCCTTGAATTTGTCCAGACTCAATACTGAAAGAAGCTAAACTTCTGACTTTGATCCCCCCCGAAACCATCCTCAGAATACTAGCTCCCACAATATCTGCATCCGAAGGCACTAACGCTACTGCTGGACCTAATACAGTTTCATTGTGTGTCGCATCATTAAATATAGTAATAGATCCAGTTTGGCACCTTACAGCTACCCTCGCAAATCCCAAAGCATTAGTGTTAAAAGTTACTACTCCGGAAATAGTTTTGACTTGACTTGGAGTAGGAAATTGCGAAGGGATTCTAACCCCCCTATAAACAAACGGGTCATGCAATGAGTTGACATATTCACTGTGCACAGCCCATCGACTTCCTGAACTTGATTTCCCAGAACTATTGTTTTTATTCTGTTTCTTCTTGTTCTTCCTTTGACTCTGGTTTTGTACCATCTTCTTGTTTTTCTTGTTCTTAATCCCAGCGGCGATTTTGAGCATAATTTTATCCCCGCGGCGATCATCTTCGCCTGCATCAAAGATAGTGTTGACTTCGGGGTGCATTTCCTTAACCGCTATTCGTCTGCCTGCTCTGTAAATACCATTGTTTGCCCTGTGAACGCAAGCACGATCATTATTAGGATTTGGATTGTTAACTGACCACATTCTTTCAGCTTTGTTGACTAGCGTATTCAATCGTATCTCCAATTCGTAATCTGACCAACCAAACAATTTTGCATATTTCCTCAAATTTTCTTGTTTCAAATTGTTTCTACGAGGGTTTGTTATTTTATATTCGTCGTCAATATTTGGTATTTCACTATCTAGACTGAGTTGTACTGCGTCTTCATACTCCATCCTGGTCATAGGTGCATCTATAGGCATACAGATTCCAGTTTTTATCACTCTGCTCGGATCTCTGGAAATTACTATAGGGTTTATGTTAAGAAATCTTCGCGAAAGAAAAGAGTGTTTCTCTAATCCACCTACCACAAAATCCTTAGCTAATTGTCCGAGTCCCGAACAGGTGTTCTGCGTTCCCAAGATAGCTTTATACCTTACTACGTCAATTTTCTTATCAAAGAAAGCTATCATGTCGTCTCCTGATGCATATAGTTTGTAGTGCTCATAACCTAGGACATGACAAGCGAACATGTTATATAGTAATACCCTACTAGTATTAAATAAGGTTGTTCTAGTAGGATGTCCAGAAAATACAGTGCCTTGTAGGCTACCACTTAAACCGAAACCAGTATAAAATTTAGTACCC